GCGCGGCGTCATGCCAGGCCCATTCCCGCTGGCCACCTGGTCCAATCACTGCCCAGGCGTAGATCTCTCCACCGTCCAGCGTCTCGGTGATCGTGTCACCACGCTGCGGGTGGCCATCGATGCCAGCCGCGGCCAGGTCCGCAGCTGACACCAGATAATTTTTGCGATTCACTTTCACCATTGCCCCGTCATCGTCCACCACTTCGGAATCCTGGCTGGCGGGAATGGCGTTCAGGGTGCCCCCCGTTCCGTTCCGGTCATAATCCACAGACACCCCGGCAGAATTCTGCAGGGTGGTGAATGCGTTGGCCACGGCGGCCTGGAATGGGGGCAGGGTCATGCGCTCTCAACTTTCGATCAAAACACCAGGCTGGAGGTGGCGTCCGATCCACTGGCGTCACCCGCTCCACTGTTCGTGGCTTTGATGCGCAGGTATCGCTTAACGTCTGATGGGATGCCCACCCGCTTGCTGGCGGCCGCGTCACCGGCACCGCCCGCACCCGTCTGGACCAGGGCCGCACTGTGTAGCAATGTTTCCCCGGAAAAATCGCTGCTGTCGTCATGGTAGACGTCATACGTCATGGTTTCCGCGTCCGGCAGTTCGGCCGTGGTCAATGCTGGCGCTTCAATCAACAGCTCACAGACACCGCCGTGGCTGGCCAGGTCGGTGCCGTTGCCCAGGTCAAACCCAGTAGACTGGGCCGTGGTGGCGGCACCGTTGGGCAGTGCCAGAGTTTCCTGCAGGTCGGAATCCTTCAGCTGCATGGTCATGCCGACGGCAATACCCCCCATAGCCATCGTGCCCAGCACGGTGGCCCCCTCCAGGCAGCAGACAGAAAAAACGGCCAAAGCGGCCAGAGTGAAAAGTGCGTAAAGGTAATTTTTCATCGGTTGGATCTCCCTTGCTGGGGTTTGTTAGTTTGGTTGGTTCGGGATGGCCCGGCCTGTCACACACAACAGGCCGGGCGGTTCCCGATCGGTGCCCGAATTGTCAGCCGGGCGGCTGTTCTTACAGTGCCAGGGTTTCGGTGTTTTTAATCCCTTCCGTGATGATGATGGGAATGCCGTCAAAATCCTGCGGCAGTTGTGCCTCTGCGCCGGTGGCCGTGGTGGCCGTGCGGCTTTTCCGCAGTTGTGCCTGGCTGCGCTTGGTCATGAAAATATGGGTTGGCGGGCGGCCCGCGGGAAACTTCGCCATCAGATCAGCCATCAGGCTATCCGTCAGCCCTTTGCCCGTGTCCGTGGTCAGCTTTTTGATACGGCCCACGGAATCGATGGATCCCACCTGCAGACCGATATAGGTCAGCAGTTCCTGCACGTACCCGGTGAATGGGTTGTTGCTGTCGTCGTACAGCGTTTCGATGCGCGGATCTTCCATTTCCATCATTCCGCCGTTGCCCATCGCCAGGGAAACGTCACGGCGTCCGACACGCACAGCCCACACGCTGCTGGCTTCGTTGTCGGTGGTTCCGCCAGCATCGACCACCATGTTTGTGGAATCGTAGCTGTCGATAAATCCGGGGTATCCCTTTTCGTCCACCTGGAATCCGCCGGCGGCGTTGCCGTAGTAGATCGACTCACTGGCCCGCTGCATGGCGGCGGCAGTGATCCCCAAAGCCTCATCTGCCAGATACTGGCCCACACCTTCCTCCGCGCGGTCAGCCACGGCGCGGTCAGCTTCCCATCGGGGGTTCAGGATAAAGGTTTCGACAAGTCGGTTTTCGAATTCCGACTTGACGGCCGCCTGCCCTTCGTTTGCATTGCGAAAAGCGGCCACCGGCAGGCTGGTGCGTACTTTTGTGTAATAGTTAAGTCCAGAAATGGTTTTGACCGGGAATAGCCCGATTTCAGGCGTGGCCAAAATGGCCTCTTCAATGAGGCCCACCCCAGAGTCACCCAGGTTGTGCCGTGCTACGTCCAACAGTGTGGCGCGTGTCATTTTATCAGCTCCTAATAATTGGTTCGGTTTAAGGTTTCCCCGCGTTTCTCAGTTTTTTGAATTGTTGGTGGTGTTAGTTCCCGCTCGGGCTGTTCATTTTTTGGATCTTGGCGTCCAGCTCGGCGGCCAGGGCGGTGGTCCCGTCCTGCCCCTTCACAGGTTGCTGCGGCTCTGCAGGCGGTGCGTGGGATCCGCTGACGGGTTCAGTTTCCCCGCGGGCCAGTTGGGCAGCTGCGGACAGCTCGGCCAGCTGGGTGTCTCGTTCCGCCAGGGCGGTGTCCTGTTCAGCCAGCCGCAGGGCGGTGGCTTCTGCCAGGCTTTTGCCCTCGGCCAGCCACTGCATGGCGTTGGGGCCAAGTCGCTGCCATTGCTGCAGGTCGGCTGCCGTCAATTGGACAGTTTGCGGTTGTTGTTCCGCCTGTTCTTCTGGTTGCTCGGCGGTTTCCGGGTCCGGTGTCTCGGGTTCGTCCTGGGTGATCGGTTCCACATCACCCGCCGGGGCGGTGTCGCTGGCTTCCGGTTCAGCGGGTGGCTGTTCCGTTTCGGCGGGTGTTTCGGTGGTTTCCTCGGCGTTAGCCAGGCTGGCGTCTGCAGATGCCATTCCAGTGGATGTTTTCCGGGTCATGATTTCGGCTCCATTCCTTACAAGGGTGATTGATTCGGTTTTGAAAAATTCGGCCATGTGGTCCCGCAGGCGGTCCGGGTCAATGTCCAGGGCCACCAGGCTGGGGCGCTGATCGGTCAGGCCCAGAGCGTAGCGCCAGATCTCATGGCTTGCAGATAGTCCCGCCACCGGCCCCCGCAGGCCGCTGGGGTTGGCTGCCGGATCTCCCACCACATCCGCGGCCACCAGTTCGGCCAGCCGGGCGTGGGGAAGGTTGTGGATGTTTTCCGGGTCAGGGCTTTGGAATCCTTCCACGATGTCCTGGCCGTCGGGACCAGCCACCAGTTGCCCACCGTGGGCCAGCATGTATTCCAGTTCGGTTTGGAAGTCCCGCCGGAACACTGCGGACAGCCCCAGGGCTTCCGAGTCCTCGCGGGCCAGATCCATGATGTAACCACCCAGATCCCCTTCCGGGGTGCGGCGGCTGGTTTTTGCCAGGTGTACGGTGCATGGCAGCCAGCCATCTGCCAGCCCTCGGGCAGTGGTCTGGGGATCCTCGGCCGTCACACGGCCCAGAAATCGGCCCAGGCTGTCAGCGCTGGCAAATGGGTGGGTGTAGCGGCTTTTGATGCCGTCCCCGTTGTCTGTTGCTGTTTTCAGGGCAGTGGCCATCTGGGCCAACAGATCCCGATCGATCCAGAAACCGTGCCCCCTGGCTTCACCTCGGGCCATCATACTGACAGTGGCCAGCTGGCCCGCACCGAATTGGCCCGCGTCCAGTTCCACCTGCGGATCTGCCAGTGGTTGGCGTGATGTTCTGCTGATCGCTTGCTGTGCGTTATTCATCGGGATCCCCTTCCGGGCTGTCAGCCACCTGCACTTGTATAGACAGATCTGTGGAAGTGGCCAGCCCCAGGTCAGCCAGGTGTTGCTGCTCATCTGCCAGGCGTTCGGCCATTTCCCGCCAGCTGGTGCCGTGCCTTTCTCGCGTCACCATTTCCCGCGTTTTCAGGCCGGCCTGGATCGCCATAATATCGGCGGCGATTTCTTCTTTAGGTCGAAACCACGGCAGGCCGTCCGGGATCCAATCCCAGCGCAGATCTGAAATGGCCACGCCACTGGGCAGCCGCAGATCCCCATCTGCAATAAACAGCCCCAAACGCCAGACAGTCAATTTTCGCAGCATTTCCTGAACGTCTGCCCGCTTTTCGCTGGCTGATTTCAAATACAACTTCTGGGCGGCCATGCTGCCGAAAAAATTGGTATATCCCTCGTCATAGAATGAATAGGGCAGGTCGATGGCTTTCAGGGCCGTTCCGATGATGGCTTGGTTGAAATCCTGAAACTCAATCGATGGCGTTTTGTTTTCCAGAAACTCTGCCCGGTCCCCCGGATCCAGATCCAGAATTAGCGGGCGGGTGCCCAGCTCCACATTATACCTGTCGTCCGTCCCGTCCCCGTCCGTGTCCTCCCCTTCCACCGGCCATTCCCCCGAGTCCTCGGCGTCCCTATAAAAGGCCATACCAAACAGCTGGGCGGCTTTAGATTTGGCCAGGGCGTATGTGAAATTTTCATACACATCCTGCAGCGGTGCCAGTGCGGTGATGAATGGTGAGACACCACGCACCTGATCAAATCGATCATAGAATCCATGCGGCACCATATTGCGTGCCGGGATCCAGCGCTCAAAGTTTAGGCCGCGGTATCGGGCGTGGGCGTGGACAGCGTAGGCCAGGGGGCGGCCCCACTTATTCACCTGTACGCCATTGTACACAGTGGTTGGATCCGGCTGATCGGTGCCGGGTGATTTAATCCGGTTCCCTTCCACCGGCTGAATTTTGCCGCTGGCCATTTTCATCAGAAACACATCGCCATCTAACAGGCGGCTGGCTTCTGCCAGCCTGATCAGGCGGCGCAGGTGGTGCTGGCCGCTCTGGTGGCAGTTCTCAGGGCGGGACCACCAGTTAATTAGGTTTTCTAGTTCCCGGTCCAGCCCCTTATCCCCGGTGCGTGGTTCAAAGTTATGGCTGGCCACAAAATCCAGGTGTTTACGAATGGCCCAGGCTGCTATTGAGAAATTTTGCTGAACGTAGTGCGTTGTCAGCGTCAGCCCGCGGCGCTTTGTGTCCCGGATGTTTTCATCCATCGGCCGCACACTGCCGCTAATGGTGGCCCGCCGGTTGCTGCTGTCTAGCAGGTCCAGGGGCAGGCTTGACAGCCGGGCCACTGGCTCGGCGTCTCTTATTCGATAGGTGGCTGGGTCGCTCATATCACAGCCCCCCGAATTTCACGCCCAGGATTTTGGGCCGGGTGCCTGCCAGGGTGTCGTCCGTGGCTTTGAGGTGCCGCAGCTCTTTGCGCAGGGTTTCGAAATCGTAGGTCACACTGGTGCCGTCCACCACCACCTGGCGGGCACCTGCCCTCAGAATGGCC